CAAAACAATATTTTCGCCCCATTTTTTTTATTTAATAAAATTTCAGATTTAATTTTTTTTTTTTTTTTTTTTTTTTTTTTTTCGCTCCGCTGTTTCTCCCCAGAGGGGTTAGTATGTATATGTATGTGTATTGGTATGTGTTATGCACCGTGTATATGTGTTTTCTCGCGCAAGTATTAAAAAAAGTTTGACAGATGTTTTAGTAAGTAGTACACTGCGCTCCATCAACTAACTAAAAGGAGTGCAAGATGCACATGATCAAAGTGACTAACAGGATGATTAACAAATATATTATTGATGCTAACAAGAAAGTAACTGAATGGGCTGACGATGAGATGCCCATTACTTATGACAACTTACAAGGTGGACAGGCTGTAACCTATCGTGCAGCCATTGGGCATGGATATTATCTTGAAGATCCCATACCTTCTACACTAAAGCTGTATCGCAGACCTCGTGGAGATAAGCTTCTGTCTATTAAACACCTAGCTAAGTATGCAAAAGAAGGTGATTTTATTTGTTTTGTTTATTACAAAGGCCTTAACACTGAGGTAGCTGACCCTGATACAACGAAGTGGATAGATCAAAACTTAATTGAGGCATCTGAATGTAAAAGAAAAGATCTAGATATGTTTAGAGGCTACATTGGTATATCTATTCTGCCTTATGACCATGAGGAACTAAACATAGAAGATATATACCCTTCGCTTAAGGTGAATGCAGCATGAAAATGATAAAATCAAGACAGAATTATAAATGTTATTCTTGTAAAAGTAAAATTTCAAAGGGCGATTTATATAGAAAAAAGAGTGTATCTATAGGAAGCCCTCATAAACCAGACAATGTGATTAAAAAAGACAATGGGATGGTTGTTTATGAAATGCAAGGCTTACGATTTGACGTACAGATTTGTTCATCGTGTGTAGCAGCATGAGATACAATTTTATAATCACTTTTGACTCTGGGTTTTACCAGTTGTGGAATAAAACGTCAGACAATGAATGGCAGATTACATTTGAATATGAGCAGCAACTGTTAAATTTTATGAAGATGTTGTTGGCAAAAGTTGAGGAGTTAAAATGACAAATACTATTAAAATAGAGAAAAACATTCCTATTCCAAAAGGTGGACGCCCAAAAGGTGAATTAAGAAAAGTTATGGAAGCCATGAGAGTAGGGGACAGTATATTACTGTCTGATAAACATATACAACACGCAAGAGCATTGAAGAGCAGATGTGGAGTTAATATTACTGAAAGAAAGCAGTCTGATGGAACCTTTAGAGTGTGGAGAGTAGAGGAATGAGTACTGATATGGTTCAAGCCCACAATTGGAAGCCTATAGAAGGTACAGTCGAGAAGCTAGAAAGTTATAGTGAGTACTGGATATATAAAGAACAGATTGATGCTCAGATTGATTGGCTTAATGATTTAGATAGTAAGGAGAAGGCTAAAGATTGGCAAACTTACAAGAGCCTTCTTAACTTATTAGCCTCACTCAAAGAGAGTTGCTCTGGATGTGATGGTGTAGTCATTGAAGCAGGAGATAACTAATGTTTTGTCATATCAAAAAATCTTTTAAACAATTAAATGCAGAGCAAGGTAAAGATCTTCATGTACGATTTGGGGTTGTGGCTGATGGCAAGTTCAAAGGCATCTCTTATAACAACGCTCTTGTAGATACTTCATCTATATCTGAGATTGTATCTAGGTTACCTGAAGATAAAATTAGTATTCAGTTTATGGCTATTAATAATGAAGTGCCGCCCCATGTGGATAACGGTATTAATACAGTTATAAATATATATACAAAAGCAGGTGGATACACGACTACGTTTCATAAAGCTAAAGAAGGAGCCTCTAAGCACCGTCTACCTAATCAAGACAGTGGCTATGTTTGTGCATGGCATGAAGTAGATGAGGTAGATAGCTTCATAGCTGAAGACGGGGACGCATGGATACTAAATGTATCAGAGCTTCACAGTGTTCACTCAGGTGAAGGTGATAGGTCTGCCGTGTGTATCAATACTGCCATTGAATATGATGAGGTAGTAAAACTCTTGGGGGATTTACTATGAGACTGTATAAATCCAGTAAAGGCCAGTGGGCAGGGACTCAGAGAGATGCTCAGAAGAACTTCCCCCGTGATTGGACAGAGGTTGACGTACCTACTTCTAAAATGGAGTTAATCGATTGGTTAAATAGCCATGAAGTAGGGGCATCAAGGGAGAGGGCTGTTGGGCAAGAAATTGTTACTTCAGCCCCTCACCCTGATCAATTAAACCCAGATAGTCACTCGTGGGTCAAGTGGGCCTATGAAACTCTTAGGCGTGGAGATAAGTCTGAGGCTGAGAAGATGCTCTACAAGGGCCTTACTTATCAGAAGGAGTTGGCTAATGGCTAAATCAAAATTAAGAGGTATTATAGTTTTAGATATAGAAGTGGACAACTTACAATCTGCTGACCAGTTCCAGAAAAAACTTGGGATGGTAGCATGGGGATTACAAAAGCCTGACTTAGTAGAGGGAATAAGAATTACTCAGGTTCAACATGAAGTGCCTTTGAAAACACGCAGAGGTAGGTCTGGTCCTATAAAAGATATTACAATTAGAGGTACAAGAAAACCAAATAAAAATGGTAAGAATACAAAAGGTAACACACTACTAAGAATATATGGGGGTAAATAAATGGCTAAAGTTAAAAAAGGATACCATGAGTTAGTTTGGGCTGTCAGTGGATTAACTGAATTAATTGGTCAAGCGTTTGTTTCTTCCGCAGATGAAGGTCGGAGCTTTCACTGGGCTGATGATGATGGCTACTGGTTCAGTTTATATATGAAAGATGTCACTGACGAAATATATGCTGAGATAGGTGACAATCAGTATGGCAAAGATAAGGAAATGTATGCAGCATTAGGATACTGTCAGTACCACGGTATCAGACATAAAGGAGTAGGAGAATAATGAACAGGTGTCACGGAGTAAGAAGTTTAGGATTAGATCACTCAAAGAAGTTTAAAGTCTTTGCGGTCTATAATAATAAACAGGACCGTGAAGCAGAGTCTAGATTAGCAGATTGGGGATGGAACTTGTTTCCCCCCAAACTCAATCTATTAGAGATAGGTGAAACTCATTGGTGTATGAAAACCAAGAAAGGTTATGAGAGGTTAAACTAATGTTATTAACTGCATCACTTACTTGTTTAGCCTTAAACATATATTTCGAGGCTAGATCAGAAGACCTAGTGTCTCAAATATCTGTCGCGCAAGTAACTTTAAATAGAGTAGCCAGTGAGAAATACCCTGATACTGTCTGTGGAGTAGTAACCCAGAAAGATCAATTCTCTTGGTATTGGGATGGAAAGAGTGACAAGCCTCGTGAGAGAGCCGCATGGCGTAAGTCTCTTGCATTGGCTGAAGCTATACTAGACCACCCAGAAGCTATCAGAGTAAGTTGTGTGGGAGAGGCTACACACTATCACGCATCTTATGTATCTCCCAACTGGAGTAAATCGTTTACCAAAACTTGCAAAGTAGGCAATCACATATTCTATTCAAATACTATTTCAAAAGTAAAACCAAAGCTGAGACAAAAATAATACTTGCCAAATAATTCTATGCCTGTATAATTGGGCTATCGCCGCTAGGTGATATACAACTAAGGACCATGACCAATGACCTACCAAGAACAATTATTAGTAATAAATTCTATACCTATAAAAGAAGGCGAGAGAAAGATAATGACTTGCCCTTCTTGTGGTGGGTATAAGAAGTTTTCTCTTAAAAAAGAAGATGGCTCACTGTTATGGAACTGCTTCAGGGCATCATGCAATGTGAGGGGAATATCTAGAGGTAGGGTTCCTATAGATAAAGCTAAGTTAAAGTTTATAAAGTCAGCATCTTCTACATCATGCGAAGTAAAAGGAAAACCTCTACCAGAGATTACTACTTCAGTAGAGAACTATGATCCTGCGATTGATTACCTTAGATCTGTAAATAGTTTAGAGGCTTATGAGAATAGCCTTATAGATATTAAATACAGTCCATCAGATGAAAGAGTAATATTCTATGGTAGTAATGGCGCTGTAGGACGTACTCTAAAGTCTTATGGACCTAAGTGGGTAACCTACGGGGATGTATCAGATGGAATATCTGTAGGTAGTGGAGATACTGCCATCTTAGTAGAAGATACTCCGTCTGCTTGTTCTGTTAGTAGAATAGCTAATACAGTGGGCATATCAATGTGCGGAACCACTCTTACTAATAATCTTAATATCAAGCTTAGTCAGTATGCAAATGTATACCTAGTGCTTGATAGAGATGCTTCTAATAAATCTATTAAGATAGTTAAGAACCAGAACAGAAATATTAAAATGCGTATACCATCTAACGATCTAAAGTATCTGAGCCAAGATCAAATTAAGGGGCTTTTATTTTTAGATCAATAATGTTACAATCGAAACCTAGCTGAGTAATATAAGGACCAATACATGAACCACTCACTTCTGAAGAACTGTTTGAGAAATTTGTTCTTCGAAGAAAACAAAGGGAAGCTTAGACCTTCTCTCTTCGAAGAAGAAACTAGAGAAATATATAACTGTATATCTGAATGCCATGATAAGTTTGGTAAAGATATTACACCTCTAGAACTCTTCTCCTACTGGAAATCCAAAAATCCTACATCTACACAGGCATGGGACAATTCTATTGAAGACATAATCAATAGTATTGGCAATGCTGAACCTATAGATGATGAAATATCTACAACAGTAATCGAACGTCTGTATCAGCAAGACATTGGTGCAGAGATAGTTAACTATGGCATAATGATTAACGAAGGTAAAATTACGGCTATGGATAGCCTAAAGCAATTACTTCAGAAATGTCAGGGTGACTTCACAACTAATGAGTTTGGAGAGAAGGTAACTGACAATATCTACGAACTACTAGCAGTAGTGTCAGATGATAACCGTTTTCAATTTAACATCCCCACCTTGAGCCGTGAAGTATATGGTATTGGTAGAGGGGAGTTTGGTGTTATAGCTGCCTATTCTAATGTAGGTAAAACTGCATTTGCAATCAGCCTCTGTGCAGCCCCTTCAGGTTTCTGCCAACAAGGTGCTAAAGTTGTTTATATAGCTAATGAGGAGATTGGTAAGCGTACCAAGCTTAGAGCCATACAATCCTACACGGGAATGACTAGGGATGAAATCTCTGAGACACCTGAAGATGCAGCCGCCAGATACTCAGGGATTAAAGATAGGCTAATATTTCAAGATGCCCAAGGTTGGGACATTACCACACTTGAGGCTTACTTAGCCCAAGAGAAAGCTGACGTAGTAATAGTAGATATGGCTGACAAGATAGCCTTGACTGAGAAGTTTAACTCAGGACATGAACGTCTTAGGGAGTTATACTACCGTCTGCGTGAAGCAGCAAAGACATATGACTGTGCGGTCCTTGGTTTATCTCAGGCTAGTGCAGAGGCTGAAGGCAAGACCCGTATTACCATGTCTATGATGGAAGGATCAAAATTAGGTAAGGCCGCAGAATCCGATATTATGTTAGGGCTTGGCAAAATGGACAGCCCAGATGATCCAGATGATAGCACTAGATGGATTACTGTGATGAAGAATAAGATCAGTGGTTGGCATGGTACAGTGATGGTCAATCTAGATGTAGATAGGAATAGATATGTGGCTTGATATTTTATTAGTAGTTCTTGTTTTAATTATATTAATAACCGTATGGAGAGATAGTGATGATAAGTAATGAAGAAGCACAAAAACAGGCAGAAGAAACCTATATTGGATTTCTTAAGTGGTGTAAGTATACCTTCTACTGGATTATGGCCTCTGGATTAATTTTGGCAAGTTGTAACTTTGGTGTAGAGGATGGTAAAAAAGCAACTGGATCTAAATACAATGGAGCCGTGTATGCTCCTAAAGGATTAAGTGATGGAAAATAGACTGCCACCAGTATTAGAAATGTGGCTAGACCAACTAGGTGTTAGAAAGCCCGTTAGACCAGTAGATCTCCCTGAAAGAACTTACACTTTCAAAACTCCAATATTTGATGAGAACGGGGAGCCAAACTTTTGAAAACACTTGTGCTTGATTTAGAAACTACGGTTGTCCGAAAGGATGGGCGTATAGATAACTCTCCTAAAAATCCATTAAATAAAGCTGTTATGGCTCAGTATGGATGGCTTGGGGAAACTACAGTAGACTTTGTTAATATAGAAGTGTTCTTTCATAACCAATGCATAGAGCCTGACAGTGGGGATCAGCTAAGAGAATATTTAGCAGAAGCTGACTTACTGGTGGTCCACAATGCAAAGTTTGACGTAGAATGGCTCCTTGAGATGGGGTTTGAATTACCTGATCAAATATTCTGCACCATGATTGCAGAGTTTGTATTGAGTAAAGCTAGGAGACTTCCTATCAGCCTGAAAGAAACAGCAATAAGAAGGAAGACAGATAGCTATAAGAAGTCTGATCTAATAGATGATAAGTTTAAATCTGGTATGTGTTTCTCTGAGATACCTTTAGACGATGTAGTTGAGTATGGTATTGCAGACGTAAAGACTTGTGGAGAAATATACTTATCTCAGATGCAGAGCTTTGAGAAAGAACACAACAGGTCACTACTTAGTGTAATTAAACAGATGAATGACATGCTTATGTTCTTGTGTGACATTGAACTAAACGGCACTAAGATAGATATGTCTGTACTGGAAGAGGTTGAGAAGGAGTTTGAAGAGGAAAGGCAGACACTTACAAAGAACCTCAACGATATAGTATCAGAGGTAATGGGGGATACTCCTATCAATTTAGATAGTGGTGCTGACATGACTAGGGTTATATTTAGTCGGGAAGTTAAAAATAGAGAGGCGCACATACAGACCTTTAACATAGGAACTAATGAGGCAGGTAAATCTCTGATGGCTCCTAGAATGACTCCCAAGCAGTTTACTAATGCAGTGAGGGCTACCACTCAGGTAGTCTACAGAACTAAAGCTGTTCAGTGTCCTGACTGTACAGGCGTGGGGTCGGTGCAGAAGTATAAGGTGAAGACTAAGACTAAGTTAGGCAAGAAGTACAGGGTCCAAGGAGATCCTTACAAAAACAGAACCAACTGCAAGACTTGTAAGGCCAGTGGTGCTATCTATATGCCTACGGGAGAAGTAGCAGGGCTAAAGCTGTCTCCTCAGAACCCTAATGATGCATCTATACTTGGCTTCAAGACTGATAAGATAAGCATACAGCGTCTAATTAGACAGGCATCTCGTAAAGATAATGAAGAAGCCGTACAGTTTCTAACTATGCTTACCCGACTTCATGCCGTGTCTACTTATTTAAATAGTTTTGTTGCAGGAATAAAGCGTGGTGTTAGAGAAGATGGGCTACTTCATGCCAACTTCAACCAATGCATCGCTGCAACGGGTAGGCTGTCCTCTGGTGGGGGGATGAGTCCAAATTTACAAAATCAGCCCAAAAGAGGCTTCCCCGTGCGTAAGGCTTTTATATCGCGTTTTGAAGGCGGAACATTTTTAGAAAGCGACTACTCTGGATTGGAATTTAGGGTCTGTGTAGAACTCAGTAGAGATAGTCAGGGCCTAGCAGATATCCTTAAAGGTAAAGACATTCACAGACAGACTGCCAGTATTATTGGCAGGAAGAAACCTGAAGATGTTACCAAAGAGGAACGCCAGAGAGCCAAGGCCTATACATTTTTACCTCTCTTTGGTGGCACTGGGGCAGGAGAGGCAGAGCATATCAGGGCATATTTCAGTCAGTTTTATGAGGTGTACCAAGGGATATACTCTTGGCATCAAAGACTTATGGATGGCGCACTGAGAAATGGTATTGTTGAAACTCCTAGTGGTAGGCAGTACTACTGGCCCTCTGTGGTACGGGTAAAGAAGGATAGGGTAAGCAATGCTACCCAGATCTTAAATTATCCAGTTCAGGGCTTTGCGGCTGACATTGTTCAGTTAGCCTGTATAAGAGCAAGGCGTAAGTTTATAGAACTAAATCTTAAATCAAAGCTGATATTAACTGTACATGACTCAATTTGTGTGGATACTCATCCTAATGAATTAGACATAGTTAAAGAGGCTTTGACTTGGGCTATGACGGGTGTTAATAAAGAAGCACAAAGACGGTGGAACTATAATATGGTAGTGCCTCTTGAGATAGAAATCTCAGGGGGAAATAATTGGCTAGATCAGGAAGAATATACTTGATTAGTTGGTACAGTAATGGTAAAATGAAATCTCTCAATAAAAGGATACTCAAATGAGTGAATTAGTAGAAACAAGTGGCTTGAGTTTGGCTGAAATTAGTGAAGAGCTAGGGGCATCTGTTGGAGCGAAGTCTCCCAGTATACCTACCTTAAAAATAAACTCCTTTGGAGAAGATGCCAATGGTAATCAAATTCCATTAGGGGCGTTCTTTTTAAATACTCCAGAAGATAGGGTGTATGCAAAGGATAATGTAAGGCTTCGTGCCTTTAGTAATCACATCCAGTATCAACATTGGGATGATGGTAAATTAATTAATAAGTCTCTGTTGGTTAAAAACAACCGTGAGGAAGCTAGGGATCAGATGGGTGGACTTATGTGTGGTTTACCTTCTTTTGAAGATCAACAAGCTATGGACCCAAAAGAACGTGAGAAGTATAACGGAATAGATAGATACCGTATTATCAGGGGGGTAGTTTCATACACTGGTAAAACGGCTCAAGGTAAAGAGGTTACCATTGAAAATCAGCCGTGTGTCCTATCTCTCAAGCGTAAAAACTATGGTCCCTTTTACCACGATGTAATTAACAAGATGCGTCAGGGTATGAATGTGTGGGACTTTAATAGTGTTCTACGCGCAGAGAAGCGTAAGTCTCCTAAAGGTGCATCGTATTATGTCATGCATTTTAGTCCACAGTTTAACGACATTATTACTATGGATGATATGGCTGACGAAAGCATCAAACATGTTTTTGGCCTAGTTAAATCAGAAAATGCCAGAATAGATGAATCCTATAAAAACGCCAGAAAGGTTGTTCAGGATGAGGATGAAGCTGCAGAACTATATGATGCAGTAGAAGACTTATCTAAAGACTATGTAGCAGCCGCTGTCTAATGGGCGTTATAAAAGATATGTCTAATGAGAGATACCATTCTATGAGTGGTATCGGCTCATCTACAGTAAAGACAGTCTACAAAAAATCTCTCGCCCACTGGAAAGGGCAAAAATATAAATCATCTACCGCATTTAATTTAGGTACGGCAGTTCATGCCCTACTACTGGAAGAAGACAAAGACTTAGTTGTTAAAGGGCCAAAGACTAAAACCTCTAAAGCATTTAAAGAATTAGAAGAAAGTCTTGAAGAGGATCAGGTGCTTCTCAATGAAGTAGAATACCACATGGCTCATAGGATGGCTAAGTCTGCTTTGGATCACCCTGAGTGTAATAAAGTTTTACGCCACAAGGATAGGATGAACGAAGTAAGCATCTTTGCTAAGTGTAAAAGAACAGGGTTAGAATTAAAAACTAGGCCTGATCTTATGATAACTGAAAATGGTGCAGTGTACGATGTTAAGACAACGGTAGATGCCTCTCCTGTAGGCTTCTCCAAAGAGTGTTTTAAATATGCTTATGATATTCAGGCAGCGTTTTACAAATATGTATGCGAACTAGCAGGGTTTGAGGTGAAAGAATTTTCATTTATAACCTGTGAAAAATCTAGCCCGTATGTTGCACATATGCACGTTGTAACTCCAGAACTAATGGAGAGCGCAACACAGCGTATGCATGATACAATAGATCAGATAGCATTTGCAGATCAGTCTTTGGAGTATGGCACGGGATGGGGTAGTTACACCTTTATCGAATTACCTAAATGGTTATAAGCGTTCAATCAGCTAAAGCCAAAGGTAGGCGGCATCAGCAGTGGGTGAGGGATAAAATATTATCTATATTCCCAAAGCTTGAGCCTGATGATTGCCGTAGTACATCTATGGGGGCAGGTGGTGAGGACGTACAACTCAGCCCTGCAGCCCGTAAATTATTTCCATACTCTATTGAGTGCAAGGCATACAAAACCTTTGCTGTATATAAATTAATGGATCAAGCTATTGAAAACTGCCCCAATAAAGCAGAACCTTTAGTAGTTTTAAAGGCAGACAGAAAGAAACCTCTTGTGGTTATGGACGCAGAGCATTTCTTTAGTTTGCATGAGAAAGGTAAATTAAGTGGCAGATGAATTACAAAAGAATAGTTTACGTTTAGAGTTATGTATTAATCCAAATACAGAAGCCGTTGATATAGAGGTAATTCATAACCTCGATTTAGAAGAAAATGATGGCGAGATGATATTCTACTTGGATATGTTAAATGGAATAGTACACGACATTAAAATAAATATGGAAAGCTTTGCTGTTACTGGTGGGATGTTAAGACAACTGTCTGACTTATCTGCTATAGTTTCAGGAGAGGACTTTGGAGAAGATTTTATACAGTTTGAACCAGACCAGTCTCTTATGGATGCAATAGAAGAGAATAAAACTAAGAACAATGTTATAAAACTAAAACCTAAGAATAGGATACACTGATGAGCATACCTCACATTCACAAAGAAACTATTACAATGGGTGATGACTTAACCCTTACAATGAATACCGATACTATTGGATTAGACATGGTGGATAACCCACCTCACTATAATAATGCTTCTATAGAGTGTATAGATGCTATGGAAGCTATGACTAAAGGATCAGATATATCTGGTCACTCTGCCTACTGTTGGCAAACCGCATTCAAATACTTGTGGAGATGGCCCTACAAGGAAAAAGCTCTGCAGGATTTATATAAATGCAGGTGGTACATAGATCGACTTATCTCCATTCTGGAGAAAGATTCTAAATACAATAATAAATAAATTAATATGATATCTAAAGACGATATTGAAGCAATGGCCTACACCAATGCTCAGAGAGAGTATTTCGGTCTAGGCCCCTTACCTAATGAGAAAAAGATGAACAACTACTTACCAACTGACTACCAAACCTTTATAGCCACTTCTCGCTATGCAAGGTGGCTTGATGAAGAGAAGCGCAGAGAGACTTGGGGCGAAACCGTAGAGAGGTACATGGACAATGTAGTTCGTCCTCTAATTGGTAATGACTCCTATGTAGATGAAATACGGGATGGTATTCTTAGTCTTAACATAATGCCATCTATGAGATCTCTTATGACTGCAGGACCTGCGGCTGAGAGAGACAATACCTGTATGTATAATTGTTCTTACCTACCAGTAGATGATCCTAAGTCTTTTGATGAAGCTATGTATATACTTCTCAACGGAACAGGCGTAGGGTTTAGTGTAGAGAGGCAGTATATATCTAAGCTACCAGAAGTCCCTGAGAACCTTTTTAGTTCAGATACCACAGTGGTTATACAGGATAGTAAACGTGGGTGGGCTAAAGGCTTCCGACAAGTTCTAGCGTTGCTATGGGCAGGAGAAATCCCACAGTGGGATGTATCTAAAGTACGACCTGCAGGAGCTAGGCTGAAGACCTTTGGTGGTAGAGCCAGTGGCCCTGCCCCACTAGTAGATCTGTTTAACTTCTGTATTTCTACTTTTAAGAATGCTCAAGGGCGAAAGCTATACTCTATGGAATGCCATGATATTATGTGCAAGATAGGGGAAGTTATTGTTATGGGTGGGGTAAGGCGATCAGCTATGATATCCCTATCTAATCTGTCAGATGATAGAATGCGTCATGCTAAGTCAGGCAAGTGGTGGGAGAATGCTCCACACAGAGCCTTGGCTAACAACAGCGTGGTCTACACAGAAACTCCTGATGCACTGTCGTTTATACGGGAGTGGACTTCCTTAGTAGAGAGTGGAAGTGGTGAGCGTGGTATATTCAACAGAGAAGCCTGTAAACGTATTGCAGAGCAAAGTGGTAGAAGAGATGCCGACCAAGACTTCGGTTGCAACCCGTGCTCTGAGATCAGCTTGAGGCCCATGCAGTTCTGTAATTTATCTGAAGTAGTTGTTAGGGCTACGGATGATATTGCTGCTATAGAGAAGAAAGTTAGACTAGCTACTATACTAGGCACTATTCAATCTACCTTTACTTACTTCCCTTACTTAAGAAAAGTGTGGAAGGATAACACAGAGGAAGAGCGTCTACTTGGAGTAAGCCTTACAGGTATTATGGATAACCCACTTATGACTGTTAAGAATGAGGCATTAAATGAAACTCTGGAACATCTCAAGCAGTTAGCTATTAAAACAAACAAGGAGTGGTCAGAGAGGCTAAAGATACCTGCCAGTACTGCCATAACTTGTGTTAAGCCCTCTGGTACTGTTTCTCAGTTAGTTGATAGTGCCAGTGGACTACACCCACGATACTCCCCCTACTATATAAGAACAGTTAGAGGAGATAACAAAGACCCTCTCACACAGTTTATGGTGGATCAGGGGATACCTAGTGAACCTGATTTTATGAAGCCAGATCACACAACTGTATTTAGTTTTCCTATGAGAGCGCCAGAGGGGGCTAAGTGTACTAAGGACTTCTCAGCCATACAACAGCTAGAGACTTGGCTAATTTATCAGAGACACTGGTGTGAACATAAACCTAGTGTTACTATTAACGTAAAACCTGAAGAGTGGTTAGAGGTAGGCTCCTTTGTATTAAAACACTTTGATGAAATGTCTGGTGTTAGCTTCTTACCTTTTGAAGAACATACATATCAACAGGCTCCCTACCAGAATGTAAGTAGAGAAGACTATGACACTCTTCTAAAGTCCATGCCTAAAGACATTAACTGGGATGAGCTAGACCTCTATGAGCAAGAGGATAACACTTCAGGTTCTAGGACAATGGCGTGTTCTGGGGATGTCTGTGAAATGGTAGATATTACCTAAGTTTTTAAAGAAAAACCCCCACTATCGGTTGACGGTGGGGGCAGTCTACTATATATTGTTTGCATGAGGTTTGGTCACCTCGTCACAACCTCAAACACGGGTATGGGGAAGTGGCACTTAGTTGGTTGAAGCCCCCACACTGTTTTATGCTTGAGGCAATGTGGGGGTTTTATTTATTTAGCCCCAAATATTGCACCTATACCCTCTGATAGGTCCCTACCTACAAATTGTTGGATAAAACCAATTTCTTCATCAGTAGGCTCTTCTTCTCTTATAAATATGTTGTACTTACCGCCTTGGTATGCCGCATTAACTGTCTGTCTAGCTGCCCCTTTAATAGCCTGAATATTCTGATTTTTTCTAAGTCTGTCTATTAAGGTAGCAAACTCTTCTGGTTGGGCTAATATTACTGCTAAAGCATCTGCAGCTACTTCTTTCTCTAACTCAGCTAACTCTTTTAGAGGGATAGAACTTAGCCTACGGAGAAATGCTGCAGTCGGGTTCATGTATCCTGCTACAAGAAGAATACCTGTAGATACAGCGTCTGAAGTTCTTCTAGCCTGATCTGTTAACAGTGACGTATTTGATCCTACAGACACACCTCTAGAAAAAGTCCCCATAGATTGTCTCTGTAAAATGGCTAGTGTTCTAACTACCCCTTCTCTTACATCCTCAAGACCTGACTGTCCATCAAAGATTAAATCTAAGCTAGTTAGAAGACCTGTAGCCTCTTCATTACTGAGCTTTGCTAACTGTCCTTGGTTTACCCTAGATATGGGTTTCATATTTTGAGTACCAATGGTACTGGCTCCAAATATTCTACCCCCTATTAAATCTAATGCTTCAGCCTGTAAAACTTGTTTTGCTAACAACTTTTCAGCTTCAGTAGGAAGTTTATCTATTTCAGCAAGAAGTTGCTTAGTATTATTAGTATCTGTATTTATCAAAATACTCTGTAAATTTATTGAAGTAGCAGGTCCTTCCGTTGCCATCTCTAAGTTGTCACTATCTTTAAATTTAGACAGAAGTGATTGTATTACACTATTTTTCTTTGCCTCTATTGCATCGTTGGCGGCATTTAACTCATCTGTTAGACTAAGATTTAAGTCTCCTAGCTCAACAGTTTTATTTTCTATTCTGGTTATCAAGGCCTGTAATTGATCTGCAGCATCATTACTTCCAGAGGCCCGTAAGTTAGCTATAGGCTCTTGCAAGACTTGTCTAATCTGTAGTGGGGTAAGTCCCTGATCTACAAATGGAGACAGACTGTTTACGACATCTTTAATAATCTTTGTTCTAAATAAAAGAGAAGTTTCGGTTGCCCCATCTATGGCAGAATCCCCTACCGCTTCAGATAGCTCTCTCTGAAGAGTACCACTTTTAAATGAAGCTCCTAGAGCCGTGTCGATAGCATTTGATAAAGCTACTTCTACATCTGCAGTACCTAGATCAGCCGCTTTGACGGTGGATGGAGCAAAAGCTAATTTCTTTGCCAATCTATCCTCTAAAGCTTTTGTTACAGGCTTAATAAATTCTGAGTCACGGAACCTGTTATCAAAATCTTGCCATAGCTGTTGTGCTTTTATTGCAGCCTCTGCAGTTGCTGAATTTTCTGACAACATGGCATAGCCTATCTGTCCTACTGCCTCTCCCTTTTCGTTTACATTGCCATTAAGATGTTTACCTAATTCAATAAGAATTGCTCGTTCATCTTCAGGACCAGTATTTTTTAGACGGGCAATTACTGGTTTTAAAGTCCATAGATCAGCAAAACCTAGTTGAGAAACTCTATCTGTAATTTCTTTAAACGTGGCTTCTTGTTCAAACACAAGTCCAGTATTTTCTGTACCACCAATAGGCTGTGGACTTAATTTGTTAAATATTCCTATTAGTTTTGATTTTACCGCTTGTTTAGCCCGATTAGTGTTTACCACTTTGTCTGCAGGAAGGCTATTTTCAACAGCATCTTTAAAAATTTTCATAAGAGCTTCTGCAGCGTCCTGACCAATTGGTGTATTTGGTACTGCGTCAAAAGCATTTTGATAGGCCTGTTTAGCCTTTACAAACTCAGGGAATAAAACATTGTTTGCAAACCTAGAGACTGTCTGATCTGTCATATCACCAAAAGGATATAACTCATCAACAACTGTTAGGTATTCTTCGCTATCTTGTAATATATTTTGTTTAGCTAGTTTTACCTCGTCTATCTCAATTTGTTTTATATTTGCTTTCTCTAGTAGTTTATCTACTTCTTCTTTATACCCTACAACTAGTCTGTCTGTTAGAACTTGAGAAGCCTCTTTAGTCTGTATTTGGTCTGCAGCTTGTTTAAAGGCTTCTCCCGTTTGCATAATAACGGCATCATCAAGTCCCGTCAGTCTAGGATCACCTGAGTTAGCCTTCATAAGAGCTACCATTCTAGCAAACATCTCATTAGCTTCTTTTTCTACATAGGCTTCCCATGCTTCTTCATCAAATACATTTCTGTTTCTGCCTTCTACTTTAGTAAAAGTATTTTTTAAGTTTTGGCGAGTTTCTCTAATGTAGGCTTCCGCACCAGAGGCTAGAGCTATAGTGGTAGTTACATCAATGTCTTTAGCAAAATTTCCTATGGTAATTGTTTCTACAGAATTAGCTCTAAGAACTTCTGATAATTTAATAAGTTTTCTGTTCTTAGCTTTTCCATTAGATTTTAATATTTCAGGATCAAGGAAATTAACTACGTTTAACACCTGCCCATCTTTAACAGACTTTACCATCTGTTGTGCGCTAAGTTTAGTTGTATCTCCTGCTTTCAACCCACCAAAATTTATTAAGGCAGGGGCTGCTACAGTTAGTAGTCCATCAAGCGCACCATTTAAAAGCAAACCTTCTAATAGTAACCCTACATCTCTAGAGGTAGAGGCTGACCAATCATATCCTGCAGCTTTTGCCCAATCTTGAATTTTATCATCTAGGAATATTCCTGATTGTCCTTCACTGGCTATGAGAGTGTCTGCTAAAGATGCCCCAATAACTGTACTACCAAATCTTCCTAGTCCACCTACCCTAGCTGATTTATCTAATCTAGTAGCCATCTTGAGAAGATTTAGGCCACCTCTAGTAATAGTAGAAGAACCACCTGTTACTGGAGCCAGTGTAAGTACGTCTGCAAGTAATTGCTCACCTGAAGTTAACTCCATAGTAGGATTGCTTTGAATAAAGTCTTTGTCTTCTTCTGCAGTTCCTAACTCAAACTTTCCTGTATCATCAGAAAAGTCAAGTTGCATAGCACCTGATAAATCTTTTCTAAAATCTAAAAACCCTTCTCTAAAAACTCTATTGAAAAAATCAGGTCCCATCTCTTCAGGTTTAGGCACAACTACATTTTCAACAAGGATCTTTCCAGTTTCAGGATCATTAGTCACCCTTTCATAGATACGTCTACCAGTAGGGTTTCCATCAACTATCTCAGGAGTACCGAAGTTATCATAAATCTCCTGTGCTTCCGTCATGTATTCTGCTACTTCAGCATCATAAGTTTCGGAATCTGCTTTTGCTCGTTGTACACTTAGATTCTCATTTGCAAGGTTTGAACCCTTATACTCATCAAATTTTTCAGTGGTAAATACAGTTAATCTGTCTATCCAGTTATTTGCTATCTCCTTGAATGTACCCCCCGGTTTTTCACCAAAGATAGCTTCTGGGGTTAGATCATCTCCACTTTGAACAGCTTCTTGTCGTTCCTGAGTAGTCTCATTAAACTCCACACGAGGAGTAGTAGGTAGACCTAAATCTTGAAGTACCTTATCTGCATCTTCTTCCTCTTGATTAATGGAGGGGCTAGTAACAGGATTAGCAATAGCTTCTAGTTCCTCTTGAGGAATATTTTCATTATTCGCCCAAGGGTTATCTATGTACATTTGGGCCGTTTCAGGAGTTAGGCCATATTGATTTTCCATAGGTATTCCTAATTGTTAGACGTAGGTTGTTTAGGGGCTAGAGCCGTAAGCCACCCTTTTGCGTGACTAATCATTTCGGCTGTTGGGGTTCCAACTTTATATGCCTTTACTGCTAAAGCAAGGGCCATTGTATTTATTTTAGCTTCATCAGGGTTTCCCTGCATAAATTTACCATATTCGTTATTAGGGTTTATAGAGTTCATATAATCCACTGCCACCTGAGCATTTGCTATTTCATTTAAGTCTGCAGGAGTTGCACTAGATTGGCTTACTACTGTAGTAGAGCCTTTAGGGGGAAGTGTACCATCCGTTTTAAAATCTTGAACAACTTTGTATGCGTCTGGATTATTTGTTTTAACAAACGCATCTAAACCACCCACTACTATCCCAGTTTCCTCAAAAACCTCTTTATAGAGAGGGTCCCTAAGACCAATCTTATGTTCCATATCTGAATTTAGACTATTATCAAATGCTAAACTTTCAGAGGTTAGTAGTTTTTCAGTTTGTCTTAAAATGTTTGCACCATATACGTCATAGGTAGAACCTGTATTGTTAATAGTTAAGGTATTTTTAAAGTCCATGTTAGACAATGCTTGTCCAGAACTTCCTAGTTGGAGTTTAGCAAACTGAAATGCGTGTCTTAGAGATAGAGATATCCATTGATCATACACACCTGCTAACTGAGAGTAATTAGCTTTACTGCTATTGGCTGCTTCAAACTCAGCCATAGCAGATGCTTTTACTTTTTCTATTATCTGTGCCTCAGAATAAGACATTTGTGTATTTTTCATTACTTCAAAGAACTGTTCTGTTCCTTTCATTATTCTTTCAGCAAAACTTGCCATTTTACCAATGGTTAGAACTCCTTCATTTTGACGTACAAACTCTAGAAGTTCATAAGAACTCTGGATAAGTTTTGATGCATCATTTTTCTTATCATTAAGTTTTTGAAAGAAATCATCATTTCTGTTAGCCAACTTTGAAGTAGCTTCTACTGAATTTCCAACAAGAGGGCCTACACTATCTGGCTTGTAATCTCCTGTAGCTCTGTCAACTATTTGTCCTTTTCTTGTACCAGATACTACATAGAAGTTTCCTGCTTTAGTAAGTCTAACAAGAGTTGTGCTACCTTCTGGATCACCTGTAAATTCTATAGTAGTAAAATCTTTAGTTAGCTCTACAGAAACATTGTTTTCTTTAACTTTATCCTGAAGATCAAATGAATCTTTTATCATCTTCAATCTTACAAGTTCATTTGTGTACGTTTCAAATCTATCAGAAGACAGACCTGATTTATCTTTTATATAATTCGCTAATCTTTCTTGTACATTTTCTATAGTAACCTCTAGGGTAGCTTTATCTGAGTCGTTATAGCTGTAGTCTTTAAATACACGTTTATCAAGAGTGGTAAATTCCCCATCTACGTTATCTAAGAACTGAAGTTTAGCTAAAGTTTGTTGTTCAGTAGGTTCTAGCGTACCTAGTCTTTGTTTGTCTTTTAGAAGAACTAAAGTGTTTCTCTGTTCGTTTGCGTCCATTCCTGCAACGTGAGCTACTACATCAAAAACTTCTTCTTCTTTAGGATTAATTTTACCTGCAGCAACTAAGGCATCATATGTACTATTTAAAGCAACAAGTCTAAGGTTTTCTAAATCAGTTTTCTCTCCCTGTTCTTTTAGAAGTTGTCTTTCTGATATAACTTGGGTTACAGATAATTCTTCTACAGACTTCTTCTCTGAAGGAGGAGATATTAAACCTTTCCCTCTATTCTTCTGAGTCTGAGTTAACTTTGCCATATTTGCCTGATCGTTAACCATTAGCTCAATTTCTTTTTTATCTTTAAAGAAACCATCTTTATTTTTAAATGGATCACCTTTACTTAAATCTCTATAATCATCTTGTCTTCTTAGTTGGTTAACCCTTGAAAGTATCCTGTTATATTGCACCATATCTTGATCTATTTGTTTAGTTTTAAGCAAACCATCAAGCATAATTTCTGCATCACCAATATTTTCTCTAGTAAGTTTATTTAAAAAGGTATCATCGCTATAAGTACCTTGACCTGACTGTAGGGTTGCCTGTCTATCTACAAGGGCAGCATACTTTTCTGGATTACTTTGCTTAGTTATCTTACTAAGTTCAGATATAACCTGTCCTAAATCCATTCCTGAAATGTTTTTAAGGTTAGGATTTTTAAACACAGGGGCTGGAATAATCATGTTCATCTGATCATCAACACTCGTAGGAGCATTTAATGTAAACTCATTAATGTTATCAATGCTATCTATATACCCCTGAGCAAGACTAGCATTTGCTGAACCATTATTTTTAAGAATTTGCGTAAGCTTTGGAGCAAGAGATGTATTTAGGCCGTTTGTCTCTAAAACTAAGTTAACTGTACTGTCTATTTCTTTAGCTAGTTTATCAGCCGCCTCTTGTTTTTTACGAAGTGCCGCATCCTCTGCCTTCTTTAGCTTTTCGCGTTCAAAATCATTACGTTCTTTTTCTTGAAGCCCCTCTTTAAGTCCAGAGGCTAGGACGGTCATGTACTCTCCAATTCCCATCTTATCCATAAATGCTTCATCTTGGATTTTTTCTTGAGCTTCGGCTATAGCAAAATTAAAACGTGCAGACATTATACAATCTCTTCCTCAATAGGTTCTTCTTCAGGCATATCCCCTAGCATACTTGCTTGTTCTTCAGGACTTGCTTCTTCTGGGATAGACATAAGGCCTTCACCTTCTGCCATCTCTTCCTCTACTGGATCTTCTGGGGGGGCAGGTATTATATCAGCAATTCCCTCTTCTTCAGCAATTAGAAGAAGTTTCTGTAACTCCGTAGCAGTCAGAGGCTGTCGATCTTTATCTTCTAGCCCCATCTCATATTCTACACTGGCATTTTCAGCTTTTATCTCTAGGTATCTGGATACAGGACCTGCTACCTGAATAGCTAAGTCTACCCCCATTTTACCTTGTTTAATTGATGTAAGTAATAAAACTGTAGTAATAGTAACTACATCAGCACCTACATCCATCAACGCATAGATAGTCTCTAAGTCTTCTGGCTCAGAGATCTTGCTGATCATATTTTCTACTGCTTCGTCATAGTCCGTAATATCTGGGGGCCTATGCCAAGGGTAGTTTCGGTTATCTGATGTTAGGTTTTCGCCCGGAATTGGAGCTTCAAACTTCTGTGGTATTACCATCTTGATCCAACTCTTTCTCTTCTACTTCTGCATCACTATTTAGGGCCTGTTGCAACCCATCAAAATATTCAGGCGTGTAATAGACTTCGCCATCCTTTATCTCTGAGGTTTTATTTAACATTTTCCCCTCTTTAAATTTCTTTATGGAGAGTAATACTGCTTCATCGAATTGCATCTCTAACTACCTCATAGTTAACGTGAAGGTATCCATTCTTTTCAAATACAGCTTCAGGGTGAGTTTTATAAAGTTCTTGAGCCACAACTCCATACGAAGGTAATTTGTCTGCCCCATACTTTTTGGCCTCTTCTGACCAATCCCATTTGTATAAACCTACACCATTTATGGTATTATACTTCTGGATATTATTTTTAAAACGTGCATCACTCATTCCTGTAATAAATTTAACTCCTGCTTCTGTACTCAAGAAAGAACCTGCTAGAGAGAAAAGACCTCCTAGAAAACCACCACCTTTTTTCCTACCTGCTTGAGCCTGTATTTGAGCAATGGTTAAATCTTTAATAGCCTCATTTTCGTTTTGAGAATACTTAAATACATAATCTAACAAGGAATCTACATGGTCCCATGTCCCTGTCATTTGCTCACTAGTTAGATCTAGGCCGTTTTTAACATCTGTAGTTGTAGCATCCCAATCAGTCTTAAATTGCTCTAGGGTAACATCCTGTCTCCATTTAGCATTAAACTGGGAGTAGTTATATTGAAGTTGGTCTAAAAATTGATCTCTGCTATTTCTTATATCCAAAACAAATTGGGCAGCATCGTTTATTTCTCCAGAATTGAACTTCTTGAGCGCATTTATCTCTGAGTTGTTCTGTAAGTCTATTTGGGCATTTAGGTTACCAAAGAACTTGGCAAAATCGTTTGCATTCTCTGCACCAAATATCCGTTGTGCATTCATAGCTGCAGTGTCAGTAAACAGAGCTTCTATCCTAGCCTGTTTATTTACAATCTCTGCCTGTTGAGTATTTGTTAAATTAGCTATATCTAGCTTCAAGAAGTTCTGAGCGTTTGTAACTAAGGCTGTCTGTCTAGCATTAAGATTAGAAGTCTCCATATTTGCTAATATAGTAGCTTTGTTAATGATAGATTTCTGTTTGTTGTCTAAATTAGTAGTAGTTAATGTTTGAAAGAATTTTGCATCTTTATCCGCAACCTGAATAACCGACTGCATCATGGCCTGTGCTATGGCAGCTTCGGCTGCAGCACCAGTGATGTTTAAGGCTCCTGCAGCACTTTTAACCATAGGCCTAGCCCACACAGGAGTTACATATTGACCTTTATCATTTATAAATTGTCTAGAGATTATTTCTATCTGCCCTGCAGTAGTAGCTCTCTTATCTAAATAGTTACCTTCTCCTAGCTGTCGGGCTAATTCTCTACCTGAAGGAGTAGTAGTGTCAATAATGTTAGTGAAATCTATTGAAGCCCAATCATTAACGGCTCTACCTACTGCATTCTCTCCTGCAGCAACCGCTTCTATATCTATCTGTATTTCATTTGGATTTACTAATCCTTCCTTACTCATGGTTTTTGTAGCAGCATCTACCATCATATCATCAGTAAGGGAGCTAGTATTAGATTTTACAGAATAGTCTGTAACTTCAACTTTATCTATTTGATCTGCTAATGCGGTTTTATCTACTGTAGATACATCAAGGTCTACTGGATCATCACTTCTAGCCTCACCCATATCAATTGCTGTACCTTCAGCATCTGCATCAAGTGTAGGAACAGCATCTTCTAAAGTGAACCCTTTGCTTTCCATCCACTTCTTAGGGTCTGCTAATATAGCATCTCTATCTTCCTGTGCTTTAAGACTTCCTGTCTTTTCGGCCCACTCTAAGACTTGCTCTACAATATCGACTTCTGGTACTTCGGATACATCTATACCTGTCTCTTCTGTGACGGCCCCAGATCCAGAACCTCCCCCCGTTGTAATTTCTGGGGGTTCAGCATTTCCATCGATTACTCCATCGTTTCCAACAACAGCATCACTATCATCTACAGCTTGTCCTGTTGTGGTACTTACTAGAGTACCCCCCTGATATTCTGTATCATCATCAGTTGTAGTAACATTAGCTATCGACTGTTGTAGAGAATTTCCTCCACCAAATGTGCTTGACCATAATCCCATTATAGTTCTTCCTTCTCAGCATTACACTGGCGAATACGATCACGCAGTAGTATGTAATCTGTCACCACTTCAGGAATTGCCTCGTATGCTTCATCTAAAACATCTAGCTCTACAGCTAATGTCTCACTAAAATCTTCAGAGTAATTCTCTATAGGTGGACAATAAATCTCTAAGTCTGTTCTATAAACCGTTTCCGCGCAGCCGCTTAATGAGACTAGGGCGATCAGTAATACTATCTTTTTCATGCTCTGCCATTTTCTTATAAAAATTTGTCTTTTTCTTTGAAGCCTGAAGATCGTCTTTAAGTACTTTGTTCTTTTCTTTGTTGGCTCCAACGACTTTCCCCATCAAATAAATGATAGGAATAGCCATTGCTAAAGCTCCAATAATGTAAGTTTTTATCTTACTGAAAATAAACACTAGTGTACGCCTTCTTTGTTATCTTTCCATCGTGCATATGCCGCTAGAGCTATACCACCAATTGCACATAATAAGAATATAGTCTTTAGGCTGTCTGCGTAAGCTACTAGCCCCTGAAGTTGACCTGCCACTTCGTTTAGCCCTGTAGCAGCCCCTGCAATTCCTGCTCCTGCCATTGTTTTACTTTTTAACAGTGACTTAGGGGCTTCTGCAGTAGGTTTTTGTGGCATCTCAGGACCACCTTCATCTGAAGGCATCTTGGCATCCATTGCAAATAAGGCAGACTCTGCAGCCCTACGTCTAGTTAGCCCTCGTAGTGGAGTAAGTTTTCCATCTATTCGTGCCTTGTTCCAACGCATAAGCTGTTCTGGTACTTCGTCGTACAAACCTTTGTTCAATTTCTTCAGCAAAGTTGAGCTACGGAAGGCCCCACCGCCTAAGTTGAATACGAACGAGGTAAGACTGTCATACTGGTTTTGAGTTAGAGGAACGTGGACATACTTCTTAACTATTTTACCATGTTCGTTAAGATCATGTATAAGGCGTGTCTCTGCTTCTTCCTTTGTCATAGTATGACCAGAGCGAACTCCCTTGGTCGCGCCAAATCCTATCGTGTACTTTCCTGCAGGACATCTATAACTGTGTACTAGACCATCCTTATGTACTTTATGTAGGCCTTCAAACTTCTTTACTAAGTTAGTGCCTGTTTGAGAAATTTTATCTGGGTGCATAATTACTTTCCATTCAGTTTTGTCGAATTATAGGACTTTGATTTTGTCTTCCGTCCATCAATCCTAATCCATTTGCGGAAAGGTCACCAAATTGCCCTCCTTGACGTTGGTAGCCAAGTCGATCCATCTGAGATAGTAGTTGCCCTATATCTCTAGTAGTTTGTGATAGAAGTTTACCACTACTATCAAAAGAGGCAATAAGGAGATTGTTTTGATCATCCATACCTCTTCGGGTAACATTACCATTTTGCTCTACAGACTGAGTAATTAACTTTCCTGTCTGATCAAACGCATTGGCTAAATCTTGATATTCTCTACGAGTATTTTCTTCTATATTGTTACCTTGAGATTGTAGTATTTGTCGTATTGTGCCTAATCTAGCCAATACATCTGTTGCCTGATCTGCCCCAACCTGTTTATTTACATCACTGAGGTCACGCATAATCTGACCGTAGGCTAAAGAATTTTTTTGTTCTACAGACTGCGCCTGATTAGCTGCAGCCTCTGCTTGGGCCGCAGACTGAGACATTTGCTGCCCTTGTCCTCTTTGAAGAGTATCTACACCGCCAGTAATCTGTTTTTGAAGTTCTGACCTAGCATTAGTAGCTAAGTTTGTGTCTGTAGCATACTGCCCTGTGAAGTCACCGAAGTCTGCAGCTAGGCTTCCTCCTACTGAAGTAGAAATATTATTTAACAACCCACTGTTAGTTACTTGGTTTTCTGCCTGTACTCTTTTAATTGTATCAATAGCAGTCTGTGCATTAGTCTGACCTAGTAGAACTTGTCTTTGCAATTCCCCTAAAAATCCTTGTACTTGACTTGGGTCTGCCCCCATAAGACGTTCAAAAGCTTCTCTTGCTGCTACATCAGCATTACTAACTGCAGTATCTACATCTGTAAATCTATCAGAAACGCCTGTAGTATCTAATTCGTTTCTACCTATGTTTGTAACATCAGTTCCAAGACCTGCTAATTGACTTGTTATACTTCCGCTATCTGCAGTAACACCAATATCATCACTAAGTAATCCTACATCAGTACCAAGCTGCCCAACATTAGTTCCTATAGTTGCAACATCTCCTACCAGACCCCTATCAGGGCCTCCAAGAGTAGTTTTAATGTCTCCTACTCCTGTTTGAATGTTTCCTACATCAGTGGCTATGCCGCCTATTTGACCAGTATCGGCTAAGATCTTATCTTGGTTAGAAATAGATCTAGCAAACCCTGCGTCCATTGCAGCCGATTTCGCCAAGTTTGAAGTATCAATGGTGGTGTTAGTAACATTAACAGGCTGAAAGTTTGAAAATCCTGCGTCAATTTGAGAGCCTATTTTATCCTGCCCACCTAGAAGAGCTTCAGTATCCCCCTTAACAGTTTCGGTTACTGCAACATTTTCATTACCTCCAAACGTAACTGGATTCGTACCTGTGGTAACTTCACCTGTAACAGGATCAACCACTGTGGTGGGTAAATTCATTGTACTTTCAGTATTAGATGTAACCAATCCCTCTGAGGGTGTACCTAGCTTATCATCTACAATGGTTTCAACTTCTGCAGCCGAAGCTCCATCACCTTTAAAACATATCAACCCACTGTCACGGGGGTTCATCCACTTCATCATTGGGTTATATAAACTCATTTTAAATCTCCTGAGAATAGACGTAGTAACGGGTTTTAAATTCGTTACCTTGTTTGCTCTTTAAGGAACGTAACTTACGCTCCCATCCTTTTCTTCCCCAAACTCTTAGCGAACTACAACCATTTTGTTTGGCAAAATCTTCAAGACAGTGAAACTGATCTTTCATATCGTTTACTGTCTGATTTATTACTGTTAAGCAAAGTATCTGTAGAGATTTATACTCTGGATACACTGATACTTGAGTTACAGTCACACAGTTTAATTCATTATCTGCACCAACAGTCACCCATATCTGCATAAGGTTATCAAGGGCTTTTCTAAATATATCAAAAGTTGAGTACTCACCTTCACCATGATCTAAGGACTTTTGTATTTGAGGCTCTAACGTAGGCCAAAGTTTTAAAACTTCTTGTGGACTAATAATACCAGATCTAAACTCAGCGGTTTCTGCTGTCATCTATCGTAAATTTTCCTAGATTATATGTCGTAAATTATACCACTTTAAAGCAGAGGTTACAAGGGTTTATAGCTACTAACCAACCGTATATTGATGTACCTTATTTTCACCTGCGATATACAAATGGTCACCTCTAATTATTAAGCCATGTACATTAAATCCAGTGATAAAGTAACTTACTGTTTGAGTACCATACATAGTGCTAACATCCCAAGGAGTTGACATATAAGCAGCGTATAAAGTAGGGACCCCTGGTTGCATCCACATTATAACAGTCCCATCATCTGAAACGGCTATGTCTCTAGTACCTGCATTAACGCCACCACCGACACTTTGGCGGTTAGCCGCACCAATGTCGTAAGAAGAAGTAGTTGTATAATAGTGTAAATTGTTAGTTCCAGAGTACCAGTGTACAATAAATTTTGTTCCAGTTGAATCAAATCTAATAGTATGGGGATATGCCTCATTAGATGTAGCGTTAAAGTATGTAGACCCTGCTCCATTCCAACTATTTCCATTATAGCCGCTATGTGAATATGTATATAAATCTTGACTAGTCTCATTAAAGTGAAAAGACTTTGTACCAGAGGCATCCATTTCCATTGCTCTATTTGCTTGAGAGCTACTCCATGATGTCGAAGGTGATGTACCAAGGGTGCTTAAAACATGTTGTTGACCGAAATTATATCTTCTTACAGTACTCCCATCGAATAAGAATATATGATTTCCTGCCTGATCTACAAACATACCGCCAGACGTAAAGTTAGTGTTAAAAAGAGAAGTTGTACTAGGAGTGATTTCAGCGGCAAATCTAGCCAAATCCAGTTCACCTTCTGTAAATTTTAAAGGCTTACTACCAGTACCTCGACCAAAGCTCCGCATAGAGCCACCGCCAAGAGTACCCAACATGGGTGCATATAAGAGTTGTGGTTTTTTAGGAAAAATCATTGTGAGTATCTCCTACTAAGCGAATTGCGCTACTGTTGCCAAAACTGTGAATGTCGCTGAAGCTGTTTTGATTATGGTGAAGGTATAAACATCTATTCCAGAAGCATTCCCTGCCGTTGGTGCGCTACCGCCCTGCCACTTTGGAGTGACTGAATTGCCGTCTATTGAGTAGGAGTTTAAG